GCTTCTTGCTCTTGCAGTTCAGACACAGTTTTGAACGCACCGACGTTGCCTGCGCCGATCAGCTTGTTCTTGACGCCTTCGTAATCAAACCCCGCAGGCGTTGCGCCTTGAATCGTGCCCGGCCCCATGACGGGGTTCTTGGCCGGTTGGTAACCGCCACGGAACGTACGCAACAGCTCTTCTTGTTGACGGCGCTTTAGCGCCGCCTTTGCCGCCGCCGCGCGGCGGTCTTCCATTGTGTTCTGCATAGCAAGCGCGTTCTGCGCCATCTGCTGCTCAACCAACCGCGAGCGCAGAGCGTTGTACTGTTGCTCTTGCATAGCGTTGTAGACCGTCATCGGGTCAATGGTTTGAAACTGCGGGGTTTTGACGCCAAGCGCGATAGACGTATCAATAGCCATTATTGTCCTCCCGGCATAAACGGACCTGCACCAGTGTAACCCCCTGCACCAAATGCGTACGGGTTACCTGACGACCGCATGGCGTTTATCATGTTGTAGTTCATGTACGGCGTGACTGCGCCGGACAAGGCGCTGCCCAAAGCGTTCGCGCCACCGACATAACCCGACGCGCGAGCGTTAGCCGCACCCTGTATAGTTTCACCGGCACGGGTAGCGTAGTCCTGACCGGCGGCACCGACGTTACCTGCCGATGTCTGCGCCTGCCCAAGCAAGCTCTGGAGCGGGTTCAACATCTGGTTGCGCTGCGTGTAATAGCGGTTGAACGCGTTCTGATATTCGTTCGACGCGTAGTCCTGCCCATACCGCGCCGCTTCGGCCAATGCTCGGCCCGACATCATGCCGCCACGAGCCGCCGCCGTTTTGTTGAGCGCGTTGATGCCTTCGCCAAGACGAAACTGATAGCCGGGTTCGGTCGGAAGGTCTGCGCCGGTAAACGGTTTCATGCCCGCGCCGTAGTTGGCCGCTGTCTTGTCGCCGCCGAGGCCGAGATACTGCATAAGCGCGTTCTGGCCCGTCAGACCCGCTTCGTAAAACGGTTTCTGAAGCTCCAGATTTTTCTCGTACATCTCGCGCTGAAGCGCGGTTGCTTGGTCAGCAGCCTTCGCTTGGGTCTTAGCGGCTTTGTTTGCGGCGTTTGCTGATACTAAGCCGCCAATAAGCGAAGCCCCTGCGCCTAGTATTGCGCCTGTGATGAAAGCCATACGAGTTCCCTTTCAGCGTAGGCAAGCTGCTGTTTGTTGGCAGCGCCGCCTTGAAGTTCAGCAGCCGTTGATTCAGTCAGTTCCTCGACAATCTTATCAAGGTCTGTTTCGTTTGTCGCGTGGATATTTGTCCACACGGAGTCTTCTAAAGCGAATATGGCGCGCTTTGCGCCGGGCTTGGCGATTATAGTCGCAGGCGCAACCAAATCAACTGGCCCTTCATCCGTCGCCACCCGCACATGCCCTTTTGACAGGATGCACATGTGGTTGGTCTTGTGAACCGCCCCCGTCAGCACAGCGCCCGCGGGGATAAACATCTCGCGGGCGTAGATACCATCGGCAAAATGATGCGTGATCGGCAGGACCGCAGGGTCGTATGCCTGCATCATCTCTTCAAGCTGTTCGACTTTTTCTCTCATGCTTGCTCGTTAGGTTGCGGTTGTTGCTGTTGCGCGGCTTCAATCTCGGCGATCTCTTCCGGCGTGAGCGGTACAATCTTGACTTCGCCCGTCTGGACGTCCACGACAACGCGTTCCATGGCTTACTCGTACACAAGGTTAATGTTACCGGCGTCAAACGTGTCCGTGCCGGTTCGGGTGATGCGTACGCGGTCAATAGAGCCTGCAAACGATATGTCGCCGCCGCCGAGCACTATGTTGGTTCCGTCACGTTTCACAGTGTGGTTAGACACCCATATATTCGCGCTTAACTGTGTTATAGTCATTGAGCCAGATATTGCATTAGTGGCTGCTTGGCTGCGAACATTAAAACCGGCGGTGCTGTTTGTAACCGCGCTAGATGCCCCATCTCGAACCGCACCCGAAGATGATACGTACCCGCTTGTTGTGAAACTACCCGAACCGATCTGCACCAAAAAGTCATCAGACCCGCTTAAAGAAACACCGGCAAACAAAACCGTAACGCGTTGAACCCACGACGGAATGTTTGTGAAGTCAATCGACGTGCCGCTCGCACCGACTGCGGTTGCTTTTTGAAGACCGTTGTAGATTGCTCCTTGCGGAGCGGTCATACCGGCAGAGCCGTCAAGTATCATGGTCATGCCCAAGCTCCTACGGATGTGTTCGAGCCCGATGTGCTAATCGGATAGATCAGGAAGTAAGACCCTATGGCGGTCGAGTACGCGCCGCCCGGCGCGTTTGACAAGATGTACTGCGGGATAAACGTGCCGCCGCCGCTAACGCTCACGGTGCCTTTGACTTGCAAAACGGCAAACGCAGTTGCGTTAGAAACACTGTCCGTAACACCTGTCGCCGTAGCGCTTGTAGCCAAAAGATTTCCGTAACCGGCTTCGCTTGAAACGGCTGTAACAGCTAGCGTGCCTGTAGCATTGTACCCGATGTTGTTAAGCGTCGCGGTGCCGCCAAACCCCGTACCTACGGTGTGCGAGTTAGCGCCGACTGTTTTGGTAAACAGATACACACCTTCAAACGCATACACCGTTGCGGTGGACAGCGTGACGCCGACACCGAACACACTCTGCGCGGTAGCGACGTTTGACCCGACATACGCGGCGTTGAGGCGGTAATATTGCGCGCCCATGATAACGCCGCGCTGTGTGCCTTGTGGCGTGCTGTAGAACGACTTGCCGTCATACTCCACTTGACCGGCTGTCGGCGTAGCGAGGAGCGTGTCTGCGGTAAGAACAATAGAGGACATGGGTTAGCTCCAGTTACCGACAGAAGTGACCGAGGTGGTGCCGAGCGGGCTGATGCGGAAGAAAGACTCAACACCAACGACTGCGGCTGCGGGCTGCCCGAGCGACACCTGCGGTATGACGGTGCCCGCTACGCTGACGCTTATAATGCCGTTGATGTTGGCAAAACCGGTTGTGACCGTGTTGGCTGCGGTCAAGCCTGTGTTGGCCGCTGTGTTGTACGAATAGACAGGCGGGTTGGTTATAGCCGTGTCGGTCAATGTTGATTTACGCGCGTTTGCTGTCCAATACTGCGCGATTGTCGCTGTACCCCCGAGCGCAAACCCGAACGAACCGGACGACGCGCTCATGGAACTCAAACTGTAAAAACATTCAAACCGGTACAGCCCCGTCGCCAATGTTACCTGACCGTTAGCCGGGACGTTGAACATCGCCTGCGCCGCGGTCTGAGAGACGAGCGTGTAGGCTGATTGCAGAATAATAAACTGTTCGGTCGGAACGACACCACGCTGCGCCGAGACTGGCGTTGCGTACATCGCCACACCATCATACTCAAACGCGCCTGCGGTTGTTGTGGTAAGCGGATCAGCGGTCAGAACAAGTTGAGACATTACAGCACCACCCAACGTGAGCCGGACGAGACGGTAATAACCACGCCCGAGTTGATAGTCAAAGGACCGACCGAGTTGGCGTTCTTGGTCGCAGGAATTGTGTAAGACGCTGTGACGGTTTTGTCGTTCAGGTTGAACACCGCGTCTGAGCCGCCGCCCGTCGCGCCGCCGCCGATAGAACCCCAGTTGGAGTTGCTATAGCCTTCAAACGTAGCAAGCGTTGAGTTGTAGCGGATCATGCCGTCAATAGCGACGTCCGTAATGGTTGTGGACGCTGCGGTCTGCGAAGGTGTGACTTCGTACGTGCCCGCCCCGCCTGTGCCGGTCAGAAACTTCGTGACCCGCGTGCCTGCGGTGACGCTTGCGCCTGTGATCGTCGCGCCGACATAAAGCGCGCCGGTAGCGACCGACGACATGGAGAGCGTCGTGCCGGTAATAGAGCCGATGCCTGACAGCGCGCCTGCGCGTTCGGCAGTCGTGCCGACAGGGATTTTGAACTGACCCGTGCTGCTGCCATAAAGATACGATCCGACAGTGACCGAGCCCGACGCGTTGATGGTGCGCCCGCTAATGTCGCCTGTGGCCGAGATCGTCTGAAAAGTCGTCGTGCCGGTAAACGCCGTGTTCGGGTCAAGCAAGACCGTGCCGCTCGCGGCGGGAAACGTAATCGTTTGCGCGCCTGCAACCGGAACCGTCGTCAGGTCCACATAACCAGATGTTGATCCGTTGATGCGGAGTGACGTGATGCTGGACGCTGGCACACCGGCGATGTTGTCGTACGTGCCGAGTGTCGTGCCGGTCGAGGTCTTGATAATGAACTTGTAGTTGACACCAACCGTCAGCCAGACCTCACTGGCCGGACGGCCAGCGGCGTCAAGCACAATCGGGTTCGTGTTGGCGACCGCACCGGTGTTGTCGGTGTAAGTTGCTTCCGGCGTCGTTGTGCCTGCGGCATAGGTGTAGATCAGGCCACCCGTTAACGGATCGCCGTTGTTGTCAAAGAACTGCCAGCCTGCACCGGCGAGAGGGGAGAGAATAACTGCCATATCCGCACCTTACATTGATTTTGGCCGCTACACAATCTGATAGGTAACGGTAAACGAGTATGTGGTTGACGCCGTGCTTCCGGGGATAAATATAAACTCAAACTGGTTGCCTGTCACATCCGCCACTATCGCCCCCGTGCGGTTTTGGCCAGACGTCGTGCTTGCCATAACACCTGCGGCCTGTTGCACCGATGTGAAGTTGCTTGGAACGGGCAAAGTCATTTTGAGGTTGCACGCGCCCGCAGTTGTGGCTTCTACTACAACCGCGCCGCTAACGGTAACTGTGCTGTAAATCTGTGTGTACTGGCACGCCTGCGCGGTGCTTGACGCGATGTTGGTCGTGTTCGTCAGCGTCGGGGTGTAGACGCCGCTGTCAATCGTATTGAGGTTCTGAAAGAACCGAAACCACGCCCGAGACACCAGACTGCTGTCTGGCTCCAATATAGCGACGTTGACGGTCGGGATACGGTTGGCATTAGGCACGGGTCGGGCTCATAAGCAAATTGGCCCCAACGATAGCAATTTTTACCGGATCGGTGCCGGACAACTCATAGATACGGTCGCGCAGCTTAAGCGTCATGCCAAGCCGACGCCAGAACGTACGGGTTCCATACGCACCGATTGCGCCCATAGACGACCAATGTTCGTTTGACCATGTGTGGCCGCCGTCGTCCGAGAACCGAAGCATGACCTGCGGATCGCTGCCTTGCCCAAGGTTCAGCCCCACGCCCGTCTCGGCGTCAAGCTGAAGGCTATGCTGCGCCGTGCGGGTCAAGGTGTTCTCATTTTGCGGAAGCGCCCGCCACGACCGCAGCCACCGTTGCGGCTGATCGTCGTCGGTGTAATCCGTCAGATCAAACGCATAGATGCGCCCGTCGGTGTAGTCGCCGACGATGATCTCGTGGTTGAACGTCATCTGGCAGTTGGACCGATGGCGTTTGAACTGCCCGTTGTCCCACGCGGCCCGCTCGTGCCACGCCTGCGTGGACACGTCGTAGACCCATGTTGCGTTGGCCGACGGGAAGGTCAGCACGTAAAACGCGTGACCGTCCTGTTGGTAGGTGTAGCCGATAGCGTCCGAGATGTCGCCGTACTGCTGGATTTGCCACTCAACCGCGTGGGTTGAAACACGTTGTCCAGTATAGCCGTTGGTGCGGTAGACAATACCTTCGCCGCGCGCGTCGGCGCCCAACCAAAACACACCGTTGTCAAGTTTGGCAAGCGAGTATGGTGCAGCGCACCCAATTTCGTTGTACGCGCCCTGAATACGCTCAAGCGGGAAGTCAGGGTTGGCAGAGTTATACCAAACTTCAACCGTGCTTGTGCCGAAGAGCCATGCTTCGCGGTGGTCAATAATCAACGCGACAAGCCCGTCAGGCGAACCTTCAGCGCTCGCAAAGTCCAACGGATTGACCGACGTACCGTCCAGAAGCTCTGTCACCCACACCTTTTGCGAGTTGGGCTCGTTGAACACAAAGTAGCCGTCCAGATAGCCGACCGTCACCGCGCCGGGGAAGTCGGGGTCGGTAATCGGGGCGAAAATTTCTGTCGCCATGTTGAAAATATAGCCGTCAGGGTTGGCGGCGATAAAGATTTGCGTGCCGTTGTCGGTCATAGACACCGGTCCCGTACCGCTGACAAAGCCAAACGCCTGCGCGTTGTAGCTACGGTCTATGCGGTAGAACGTGTCGCCCGAGATGACATAGGCATAGTCGCCGTTCGGGTCAGGCGACCACAGGCCACGGACAGGTCCGTTGCCGAGCGTGGCGAGCCGACGCAAGCCGGGCGCGCGGTTCAGGAACGCCGGTGTCTTGCCTTCCATCGGCAAGATTTCAGGGAAAAGGTTAATCATGCGGCTATCAGCAGCGTTAACGCTGCGCGCCACATAGCTCTGCCCCAATATCGGCGTCTGCATTATGCTTGACCCCCGCGCGAAATAATTTTATAGTACATATTCAACAGTAGGGGGTTAAAATGGCAGAACTCACTGTAGAACGTCTTCGTCAAGTGCTTGATTATGAACCACAAACGGGGCTTTTTAAGTGGCGCGAACGAGTCGCGCGGTGTGTTCAGATAGGCGACGTTGCTGGATGCCGCGAAAAACGCATTGGGTATGTTACCATTGGCATTGATGGTGACGTCTATAAAGCGCATCGTTTGGCTTGGCTCTTTGTTACAGGTGCGTGGCCTAAAAAATATATTGACCACATAAACGGCGTAAAACACGATAACAGATTTGAAAATCTTAGGGAAGTGTTTGAAGACGGTAATTCTCAAAACGTAAGAAAACCAAACAAACGCAATAAATCGGGGTTTATTGGCGTTATACGTTTTCAAAAACGTTGGCGGGCGAGCATTACGGTAAACAAAAAAACTAAGTATATAGGTGATTACGATACGCCAGAAGAAGCGCATCAAGCCTATCTTACCGCCAAACGACACTACCATAAAGCCTGCACCATTTAGTAATTTCGGGCTAAAAATTGCCGGAATACACGTTGAACCTCTGCCTAGTCCCGACGATGGAGTACGGCAACGACATAATATCGTCAGGGTTATTGATGCGCTTCAGATTGCGCTTGGATGTCATGGCAATACGCGCGACTTGTGGCGTCGGTTCGGTGCCGAACTCGGGGGCCATTTCGCAAGCGAGGTTATAGCGGAACGCCCGAAGATAACCGGGCGGAAACGACAAAACTGTCGCCAAAGTGGCGGGTTGCGTCAGTTCTTGAACCGACACGATGTGGAACTCCAACACCTTGGTCGGCACAGGGTACACGTACATTTCAATGTCGGGGTAGGTCATGTTGACCCACAAGACCTGCGGGTACGTGCTTGTTACGGTTTTGACCGCAATACCGTTGTATTGCTGTTGGTTGATGAGTTTCAGCCCGTACGAGATGCCGGTCGCGGGGTCTCTAAAATACGTGCTGTCGTCAATCAAGATTGGGCGGTTGCCGACAATATCGCCGGTCGGGCCGAAAGTACGTGACCGCGTGCTTGGCGGCCACGTCTCGACTTGATCTTGTGTAGAGAAAACGGCCAGTCGCTCGGTGTTCCACGAGTCAATCATCTGGTTCATTGCGTTGAGCGCGTCTTGCGCGGTCTCGGCGGATGGCGTCTCGCCTTCTGCCAAAACACCAAGGAGCCTTAGAGAACCATTGATAATATCGCCAGCCGTTGCCATGCTATTCGTCCGATGTCGTGCGCGTCCTTGTGCGACGGCGTGGTGTTTCAGCTAAAACATTAACCGCAACTACGGGTTCCGGCAAGGTCTCATCTTCATCGTCGTCGGGCACGCTCGGGTCAAACCGTTCCCACCCGTTTTGTTCGTCTGCGTCAGCTTCCAACTCCAGTGTGGCGACTTTAGTGCCGTGGGTAGGGTGACGAAGGTAAATCTGCATGTAGCTCCCCTTGAATGTGGTGGCGGGGGCCGAAGCCCCCGCCGGTTTGTTTACGAGATTGCGTAGAGCGCCCACGCATTGTCACTTGTTTTGCGAGCGCGGAACGAACGCACTGTACCCGCCGTCGCCGCAATGGTCATGAGACCCTGCGAGCCGGACGAACCGATAGACCAGCCTGTGTTGGTCGTCATTGTGATGACGCCCGAACCAGAACCGTTCACGTTGATGACCGAGAAGTCAAACGTGCTACCGGCTTTTGCGTTGCCCAGAGCTGCGTCCAGATCAGCCGCGAGCGGCAGCGTGTACGCTGTCGCCGAGGAGCCGGGCGAGCCGAGGATAATGCCGTTGGTCAACTGAGCAACGGTCAAAGTTGCAGCGCTAGTCGCAGTCGCCGGAACGGCTGCAACCGAGAGTTTTACTTCATTGAGGTTGCCATCATTGTACTGATAGCCGCCGCCTACGGTAGGAATAGCCATTGTCGTATCTCCTTAGTTCAAAAGGTTAGCCCCAGATACGTGCAGCCATTGGCGCACGAATCACGGAGTAGCC